ATAATTATGGAAGAGTAGACTCAGTTACTAACTTAGGAAGTTTTGATTTTGGTATAAGTGGTAATAATGGTCAACTTCTATTCTATCCCACGAAGTATAGTGTTAACAATTACAATATTACTTCAGCTAGTTTTGATATAATTGGTTTCGCCAATACAACAGGTATTGGATCAACTACTCTTGGCAATTTCGTTAATATTAATTCTACTCAAACTGCTGTCCCTACAGGAACTGCTACTACAATTGTCGGAATTGCATCCACATATAGAAGTTCAAAAGTTCTTGTTATGATCAATGGGGATAATGGAAGACTGGAATATGATGAACTTAGTATTCTTCATGATGGAACCAATGTTGATCTTTTGGAATATGGTCAATTAGCAACTGATTTTGATACTACTACTGGTGGTGCAGGTCTTGGTACATACACTGCATCAATGGCTACTGGAGATATAATTGTCCAGTTTGTTCCACATACAGGTATTGCAGCATCGGTAGATACAATAAGAGTTTCTATAGCAGATACGGCTTCAGGTAGTACAGGAATCGGAACACAATTCCTTGGTAGTGGAGTTCAAGATCTCGCTTTCATAGATTCAACTTATACATCTATTAATGCTTCAGGTTCTCCTACAGAAAATGTCATTGCTCAGTATGATATCAATAACACAGTAGAAACTAATGATCATAATGCTGCTTATTATATTCTAAGTGTAGAGGATGTTACTAATAATCGTTATGAAATGTCTGAGGTTATTGTTTTAAACGATAGTTCAGAAACTTATATAACTGAATATGGAAACATTACCAGTGTTGCAGGTCTAGGAACCGTTGGTGCTGCAGTTTCATCTAATTATGTGAATCTTTATTATACTCCTAATGCGAGTACTCATGTTCAGGTTCGTGTTTTCCAGATGAGTTTGCAGATTGCTGCAGAAAACTCTGCTATTACCTCAGTAGATGAGATTGATCTTAATAATGCATCAATTCGAGCTGGATTTGGAGATTATGAAGGAACGGGTGTTGATGTTGTTAGAGCATTTAATTTACAACACGATGGAAGAGATATATTTGCAAGAGCATTTGATGGTAGTGATTCTACTGTAGTTGATTTAACTAAGAATAGCGTAACGATTCCAGAGCACTTCTTTGTAAGTGGTGAAGAGGTTACCTACTCTGCTGGGGCTGATACTCCAATTGGAATTGCTACAACTACCATTACAGGTATTGGTACTACTACTCTTCTTCCTTCTACGGTATATGCAATTAAGGTTGATGAAACCACTCTTAAATTTGCAAAGACTGCAGAAGATGCATTAAAAACAGTTCCAAGTGAATTGCACTTAACAGCAGTTGGTACAGGTGTAGCACATACCATAACAGCACGTAATCAAAATACTAAGTGTCTAATTGGAATTGATAATGCAATTCAACAACCTATTGTTGCGACTGCGGTTACAACTGGACTAACAAATCTATTGGGAATTGCAGATGTTACAGTAAAAACTTCTGGAGTCACATCTATCTTCGGTGGAGATCTAATTAAGATCAATGAAGAGATAATGAAGGTTAATACTGTAGGATATGGCAGCACTAATTTCCTTCTAGTTGATCGTCAATGGATGGGAACAGTATTAGGAATTCATACTATGGATTCTTTAATTACTAAAGTTGATGGTGATTATAATATTGTTGAAAATACTATTAACTTTGTTGATGCACCTTTAGGACCAACTCCTATTAGTTCTACGACTAATCCACCAGACAGCAGAGATTGGGTAGGAATTACTACATTCTCTACTTTCCAAGGAAGAACCTTCATGAGAGGAGCAGCTGCAGATAGCAGTAATAGACCTTATGCAACTAACCAAGTTTTTGATGATATATCTGAAAGTTTCACTGGTGTTGGTAAAACATTTACTTTAAAGTCTGATGGTTCAAATGCTGTAGGATTTTCTACTAATAATGCATGTATTCTTATCAATGGAATCTTCCAAGGGCCAACTGGTGGATTATCAACATACTCCGATTACATCTTATCTCAAGGTTCAGGAATTACGACTATAACATTTACAGGAACAGCAACTTCTCTTGCAAGTGATCCTAACAACTCTAATATTCCTGTTGGTGGTGTAGTTGCTTCTGTTGGTTCTACAGGTGGATTAGGATATCAACCACTTGTTGCTGCTGGTGGAACGGCAATTGTTTCTTCTGCTGGAACTGTTTCTTCTATTAGTATTGGTAATAGTGGATCAGGATACAGAATAGGAGTTCAGACAACTGTTAATGTCGCTATTCAAACAGGAACAAATATTCAACCACAATTAATTGGTATTGGTACTGCTGCAATTACTGATGGTCATATCACAGGAATAGCAATTACTAACAGTCAAGTCATTTATAT